GACCTCCAGGCGGTAGGCCACCTGGTTGAGGCGCTTGAGGTCGCCGAGGCCGTCGGGGTCGCCCATGGTGATCACGTCGAGGCCGAGGTCGCGGACGACGCCCCACTTGATGAGCGAGAAGTCGCCGAGGATGGCGAGGACGTTGGTGGCCGTGGTCGCGAGCTTGCCGCTCACCGTGGAGGAGGTCGCGGCGTTGATGCCCTCGAGGGAGCCGGTCTTGAGGTTTATCGGGATCTCGGGGTAGAGGCGCGCCATGGTGTTCTTCACGCGGACCTTGCGCAGGTCGTTGGCGAACTTCTTGGAGAGGGCGATGCCGCTGACGTCGTACTCCTCGTTTACGGCGTCGACCAGGGAGTCGACGTCCACGGAGGGGTCGGAGGTCGCGGTCACGGCGTTCGCGCCGGCGGTGAGGGCGGTCATGCTCTCGATGGCCGCGCCGGTCGCGGGGTTCACGGCGTGGAAGACGCCGTAGTCGAGCGCGTGGCCGAGGGCGGCGGAGCCGGCCTCGACGATGGAGTCGACGATCTGGAGCCGGTTGTCCTCGTCGGCCCACTGGACCTCGGCGTCCATGCGCACCGTGGTCTGGGCTTTGTGGATCTCGCCGGGCACGGGCGTGAACTTGACGTCCATGCTGGACTTCTGTCCGCCCTCGGCCACGAACTCGGCCTCGGGCTCCTTGGTGAAGACCATGTGCTCGACGTTCTTGAAGATCTGCGGGGTGGAGGGGGAGAGCGTCTGGATGACGGACGTGTCGCGCGCCTTGGTGACGATCTCCTCGGCGACCTCGGTGGGGAGGGTGATGTGCTTGCTTTCGATAGCTGCCATTTCTGGCCTCCTTTTTGTTATGTTGAACTGACTGTCTTAGCCGAAGAGCGCCTCGGCGAACTTGGAGCGCGCGTCCTTTCCGCCGGCGGCGGCGGAGTAGCTGCCTGGCTTGTTGACGCGCGGCGCCGTAGGCTTCGCCCAGGCGATGAGTGCCTTCGCGCTCGCGCTCATTGATTCCTCGTCGGCGCCCTGGATGAGCTCGGCGGGCACGCCGGTCTCCGCGGAAACCTTCGATCGGAGCTCCGAGAGCTCCCTTGCGGCGTTTGCCTCGCCCAGCTCGCGCTCGGCCTTCTCGGCGCGCTCGGTGGCCTTCTGCAGGTCGGACTTTGCCTCCTCCTGCAGCTTGTCGTAGGCGTCCGCCTTCTCCTTGTTGGCCTTCGCCTGCTTCTCCCACTTGCGGGCCATGGCCTTCCAGTCGGTCCCCTCGTCGCCGTGCGGCTCCTCGGTCACCTCGGGGTTGGCTGCTTCCTCTTCGTCCATTCGGTTCCTTCCTCTCGCGGGCCGTGCGGCCCCGTACGCGCCCGGGCCGTGCGGCCCGGCGCCTGGTCATGAGAAGGGCCCCTTGCGGGGCCCGGTACTCCGTTGGCTTCGCGCCGTGGGATCGAACCACGGTCTCCGGAACCAGAATCCGGTGTTCTGCCGTTGAACTAGCGCGAAATGTGGTATACAAATGATGAAGCCCGTTTCCCACGCAGCTATGCGAGAGGACCGGGCTTTATCCTTGTGCTACCGGTAATGACGTACTCGACCTGAGCTGTCTATCCAAATTGCCTCAGCCGCTCTCTTGCCTGGACCTACACGACGCCTTATCTCGTCCTCGATTCGATGTTCATCAAGGTCGCTCAGGTCCCTATATCTTGTGCTGATGATTACGCGCGTTTTATCGCGCATGTCTACTGTCTCGCCATCTGCGGCTTCAACGTTACTGAAATTATCCCGCGCACTTTCAAACGCGGCATTGATGAATTTATACCGATTCTTGCTAGTCGGCTGCTGCTTTGGGTTCTCAACGCTCTTTATCTCCCACAATACGCCGCCGATTGAGACGTCCGGTGACGTGACTCCCTTTTTGTCATGTCCGCTTCCGTCTTTGGGTTTGGGCATGGTCATAACCGCAAATCCAGAATGATTCAATGCGTCGTGAACAAACACGTCTTTCCACTCGTTACCAAGCTCGACAGCAGGGACGACGTTTCCGTCTTTTAGCGTTCGCTTTTTGCTCACCACGAAGTTTGCCGGCGAGTAATCATCAGGATTAAACGAGGCGCTCTTCTTCTTTAGGAGACCGTAAGTAGGAAGCTCAGCACCAGGCGCGTACTTCACCCCCGGCTCTTTACCTGTATACAGCCATGAAGAGTCCCTGACCTCCGCCTCAGCTCTGACCGCCCTGCTGTACTCGAGCTGCGAGAAGCGCTTCCAGCCGCCCTTGTAGGCGGCCCGCTCCTCGTCCGTCATGGCATCCCAGCGCGCCCTGACCTCGGTCCCGTCGGGGTACCCGCCGGATGCGTCGACGCACATCGCCCAGCGCCTGCGCATCCCCTCGGGGTCGTAGCCCTGGATCTTCGTCGCCCCTCGGCGGCCTGGGACCACGATGCAATCGCAGTGGGCGTGCATTCCGTGCTCGGCCGTCTGCTCGCTGTGGTAGACGAAGTCGCGCGATGAGAGCATGAAGCACCATCCGCAGGTCTCGCGTCCGGTGGCGACGCGGGCGTAGCGGACGTTGTTGCGGTCGCAGTTCCTCACCATGTTCTCGTATGCAGAGCGCTTGACGTAGAACGCGGCGAGGTCGGACAGCGAGCCGGCGTACCCGTTGATGTCGCCGTCCTTCATGTCGCCGGCGTAGTAGCGGACCTTCTCCTCCATGCTGGCGTAGTCGATGACGTCGTCGAAGACCTCGGACGTCGCGTCTATCCCCTCGGCAGAGCAGATCTCGTCGAAGAGGTCGGCGGCGATCGTCTGCGCCTGGTCGCCGAAGACGCCGTTGCTGTCACCGACGATCTCGAGGGCGCGCTTCCTGGCCTCGGCGACGGAGAGCCCGCGGCACTCGTCGAGCACGCGGCCGGAGACGTAGGCCTTCGCCGCGTTACTGCGCCTGTCCAGGTCCTGACGGTACCTGTTCAGCTCCGTCTGGGTTATCCGCACCGTTCACCTGGTTTCTGTCGAGGAATGCCGAGGCGCCCGCGCGAGCGTTCGCGCGGCGCCGGTCGCTCCTGAGCTGGTGCACCTGCTCCTCGGAGTAGCCGAGCTCGCGGAGAGGCACGTCGGAGTCTGCCATCCACGGGAAGGTCTGGACCTGCTGCATGATGGCCTGCGACTCGCTGACCACGCTCGGGAAGGCGGGGTTTGCGAAGTGGACGTCGACCTCGGTCGCGCCGACCGCGGTGGCGTAGTCGGTGCCCGCCTCGGCGGCGAGCGCCATGGTGGCCACGTTGGCGAGGCTGCGCTTGCAGCCCTCGACGAAGGAGTTGATGTCGACGATCGCGTCCTCCTTGGCGGCGTAGATTGCCTCGGCAGAGGACGGGTTGTCCGACACGACGCCCATAGAGGAAAACGGCACGCCCGTCGCACTCGAGAAGAGCGAGGCGAGGTTGCGCATGTACTCGGTGTGAGGCGTCATCGACAGCTGCGTGAGCTGGCCGAACGACGGCACCTGGCCCTTGCTGCCGGACGTGGCGGTGAAGAGCGACCCGATGTAGGCGGGGGCGCCCTTGCTCGCGAGCCCCTCGGCCGTCTTGTTGTCGACGCCCAGCAGGTACTTCTGCGGGGCGGCCGAGAAGGCGGCCGCGGCGGCCATGTTCATCAGCTCGCGCTGGGCGTCGTCCACGAGGCCCATCACCGTGCCCGTGATGCGGGAGGACCCGAAGGGCCGCCCGAGCGTCGGGTGGTACGCGATGGGCTCGACGGGCACGCGGCCCATCGAGTGCGGCCGGTACTCGGCCGTCCACGACTGCCGGTCGGACGCCGAGAGCACGATGAGGTTCCTGTCGGTGAAGACGTAGACCAGCGACGGCACGCGCGTCTTGGAGCCGGGCAGGCGCCTGGACTCCACGACCACGAGCGCGGCCCTTATCCGCTTGAGGGCGTCGTCCCAGACGGCCGACGCGGCCGTCATCGGGTACGCGGATACGACGGTCCTGGGCTCGCCGCCCTTGCCGTCGCCCTGCGCGACCGCCATGAGGCAGCAGCAGTGGCGCAGAGCCGCGAGCACGGCCTTGTGGGTGAGGTTGCCCAGGTCGTTCTGGCGCGAGATGGACCGCAGCGCCTCCTCGTCCTGCTCGTTCTCGCAGGTGAAGCCCTCGAAGGACACGCGGTCGGCCCACCAGTTGACGCTCTTGGCCGCCCAGTCGACGTGCGGTCGCATCTTGCGCGCCATGACCGGCGTCACCGAGACGCCGAAGTCCTGCCGCCCCCCGGGCGCGGCCGACCCCACGGGGCAGCACATGAAGGGGCGCCCAAGGCCTGAGCCCGGGGCGCCCCGTCGAATTCCCACCCTGCCTTACTACCACAAATCACCTGCCAGCACCTGCCAGGACCTGCCAGCACCTGCCAATCTGAAAAAGATTTATGGTCCTACCCCTTGACCATTTATAGGGGTAGGAGTATATTATTCATGTCCTGAGGAAGCGAAGAAGAGAGGAGGAGCCCATGAGCGTCACGGTCCGGATTTGGCGATTCGCAGTGACGGTCACCCCGAGGATTCGCGTCCTCAAGCGCCACAGGCGCTAGCGGGTGAACCCCCGAGCCGACCCCGCGAGGGGGCCGGCGAGGGCGGCGCCCCATGGGCTCCAGACAGGAGGATAGCATGGTTTCCGAGGCACAGAGGCGGGCGTCCGCCAAGTACAAGCGCGAGAAGATGAAGCAGGTGTCGCTCAGGTTCTCGCCCAACGAGATGGACCTCTACGAGTTCCTGAGGTCCCACGACAACGTGGCCGGCTACCTCAAGGGCCTGATCAGGAGGGACATGGAGGAGGCCGAGAGGGACTAGCCCTCGGCTATGCCGACCCCCGCCGCCACCCGGACCAGGCCGTAGGAGTCAACGGTCTCCAGGGCCACGGGAACTGCGGCCCTGCACCAGCTCTCGCTCATGCCGCAGCGCTCGGCCACGACGTGCCAGGTCTCGCAGGCGCAGAAGCGCCACCAGAGGCAGTCGGCGTACCTGTCGCCGAGGAGCGCCCCGACCCCTCCGGAGTCCTCGTCCCCGTAGATCACGGAGCACGCCAGGTCCACCACGTGGTAGTCCCTCCGGAGCCTGGCCCTCATGCGCTCCTCGTAGTCGATCCTGGCGTCGGTGGCGCCCATGCCGGAGGACGCGGCGCCCGTGACCCTGGGCTGGTAGCCCTGGGCCCTGGGCCCCTCGCGGGACTCCATGCGCTCCAGCGCGAGCCTGGCCCGCTCGCACTCGGCGGAGCAGCGTCGGCACTCCTCCATGAGGTCCCTGGCGTGGGCGTATGAGCCCAGCGTGGGCAGGTCGTCGGTAGCTATGCGACCACCCCCAAATGGTCCGGTCGTGACAAGCAGATTGTACCCGTGCGGCCCCGGCGGCGGCGCGGTGGGGCCGCGTCGTCCGGGTCCTGAAGACAATTAGTTCTTGTTCCCCGGGCCGCCCGCGGACTCGGCCCGGGAGCTGGGCGGACGGGCTGGGCCGGGACCCACTCCGCTGGCACGCCGCTGGCACGCGCCCTCACCCCGCCGACCGCTCCATGTCCTCCCGGATGAGCCGCTTCACGTAGGTTGCGAAGGCGCCCTGACGCTCGGCGAAGGCGAGGAGGTCTGCCTCGGCCGGGTAGAAGGCCACCGCCTTCTGGGTGACCTTCTCCCGCTTGTACTTCGCCCTGGCCCTCTTCTGGGCCTCGGTGGCGCTCACCTGCGCCCCCTGTCCCACGCCCTGAGTATGGCCAGCGCGGCGAGGGCGCCAACGAAGGCCGCCAGGAAGTGCTCCATGTCTGTCTCCCCCTCTGCTAGGATGTTGTCCAGGAGCCGCCGCCCGAAGGCGGCGACCATCTGCCCTTTGGCTATCGGAGATGCTTGCCCGGCCTCCGATGGCCTTTCTCTTGCCTACCGTCGAGCCATCTCAGGACCAGCTCGGCTGCCAGCGTGGCAAGAAATCCGCTCAGCCGAGGTGGAGGCGCGCCGAAGGGCGGCGGAAAGGGCCAGGGCAGAGGCCCAGAGGGGCCTGGCCAACATCCTGAGGGCAGTGGAGCAGGGAATCCTGGTCCCGGGGACCAAGGAGCGCATATCGGAGCTCGAGGAGCAGCAGGGCAGGGCGGAGCACGACCTGGCCACGATCCTTGACTCCAAAATCGACCCCGAGGACTTCTCCGACTTCCTGCAGTGGGGCGCGACCCTGGACGACAGGACCCTCCTGGACGCCTTCGTCTACCAGGCCGTGGTCTCGAACGAGGAAGTCGTCGTCACGCTGAACTACGACATAAGAAAGGGCGAACCGAGGACCCTGTCCTAG